ATATTTTGACTTATTATTTGTGTTAGACTATCTAAATTTCTACTACTTTTAAATTTAAAAGGAGACTCAAATAATTCTTTAGAGTATCCTTGTTCAATTAATTCGTAAGGTCTAGTTGATATAAAACCAATATCACTAATGTCCATATCATAGTGAAGTATCTGGTTACCTGTTGGTACACCAAATAAGATGAAATCTCCTGCCTCATTTGTGGTAGTAGTATATTTATAATATTTTTCATATATTTCCAAACTTACTCTATCATCTAAAATAGATTGTTTGTTTGGGAAAGTACCAACTGGAGTATGATCTAAAGTTTGTTGTGTATCAGGTAATAAATTATATCTTATACCATTAACATTTTTTTCGTCTGGTGTTGGACTATTATAAGGGTATAATTGTTCTAATATTTTATTATTACCCTCTTTAGGTATAAAGATAGATACTTTTACATTAGGAACACCAAAACCATTATTTATTATAACTCTACCCGCAACAACACCATAAGACGAACAAAAATTTGCATATACATCAGATTGTTTTATCTTTAAACTTAAAATCTCAAGTAAATCAAAATCTTGTTTAAGTTCAACCTTAATGTATTTATCGTCTCCATTTGGGGTGGTTCTTATACGAATAGATTTGGACATATTTATTTTTCTTCACTGTCATCGTTATTTTCAAATACCTCAATATTACCTAATTCATTTTCTTCTAAAACATTTGCATCTTCTTCTTCATCGACAAATTTTATATTATCATTTGTAATATTATTTAGTCTTTCTTCTACAATTTTTTTGTTTCTTTTGTCCATATTTTCAAATTTCATTTCTTTTTTCTTTATTCTTCTTTTAACTACAAATAAAGCATATCTTTTTAATATCCCTTTGAAAAAATTAGACACTTTTGTTTTAATTTTAGGTATTGTTTTTGGTACAAATTAATGTAAAAAAAGTTGTAGCGCTAAAACACCTAATATAAATGGTAATGCTGCAGCAACTACTGTAAACACTACCAATTTCATTAAAATATTTAAATCAGTCCAATTACCTGAAGCAAAAGATTCAGGCATTAAACTTACAGTTTCGGTTACTCTATTTTGATTACCGTCCATTTGTTGATTACATGTATTACATCCCATAATTTCTATTTTTCTTTAAAACTAACTCACACATACTAAAAAGTAACTATTTAAACCTAACTAATATGTCTTTATTTGGGTATTTGACTTCGAACATAGCATCTGGCTCACCAAATAGTGTATAATCATCAGATATATCTATTTGTTTAGATGCTTCGTCAGAATAAGGTTGTGATATGGAATTCAATGAATATTTACCACCTACCTTATTAAATATTTTTAAATCTGTGACGTTTAGTACACCTCCTACATTGTTGATGTTCTCAATTAATTGTGCTAAATATACGTTCTGACCCATCTCCCACTTATTAATATCGAAGTAGTCATCTACTGCCTCAATAACATCTGTCATAATCGCACCTTTAGAGGTTGATTTATCAGTATAAAGAGATATTTCAAAAGAAAGATTAATAATTCTTCCATCTTTTATGGTTACATAATCATTTAACATTCTATAATCGGACAAATACTCCGCAATATTATCTTTTAATGTACTTGTAGAAGTATTGGTTAACTTACTATTCGCATCTAATGCTAATATAGTAACATTAACTTTATTTCTTTGTTCCCAAACACCTGTTCTAAAAGGAATACCAAATTTACCTGGCATCAATGTAATTCTACTTAAATAATCTTTTACTGTTACACATCTATTTTGAGATGAGAAGTTATATTTAACTAAATTTCTTATTTCATTTAACGATGGTTGTTCTTTTCCACCAATTGCGGGTAATGGGTTGTTTACTTCTAAACTGTTTTTAATGTTTAAGTTAATAGTACTATCTTCGCCAGGTGTATCCATAAATACATTTCCTAAACTTGTCAGTACGTTAGGTCCTACATTACTGTCTGCACCTCCACCAATTCTATATTTTACATACATCGTTCTACCAGGAACTGGAATTGTCCCTAAAGAATCGTTATTAACCATATTACCTATTTGATCTATCTGTCCTCTACACCCAATAAAATCATTTAATTCAGATGTATCAATTTCACCACCACCAAAAGTTATTTTACAGAATCCGTTATCTGTATATTCACTAATAAATCTTTGTGGTATATTTCTCCATCTACCTGCTTTTATACCTGCAGTTGTACTAGGTACATTAGGATCTTCCACAAATTTTTCTGATTCTGCCAACGCAGAAACTTCGTAATAGTTGTTTTCAAATGTAGTATAATCTCTTAATGTCGGAGGAGTTGTTAAATTAGTACCTTCTAATGTTATAATATTCTCAATAGATATAACATTTTCTTCAGGTAAAATGATTTCAAAGAAAGGTTTATAATCTTCTCTTGCAATAACTCTTTTATATTCTTTGGTTACACCATTTAATACAATTGCTTGTTTAGTTAACTGATAATTATCAATTCCACCACTAGCATTTCTTGTAGGTATTACCTTTCTATTGGGTATACCACTACTACTAAAAGATGATGAGAAGTCTAAATCATCTGGTAATTCAAAAATTTTACCCCCACCACTAACTTGTGTACCTTTTAATAATAGTGGTGCATAACTATAATCTGGACCGTCTCCTCTATTATTATCGACTGGTACTGTAACAGTAAAATCAACTAATGTAATACTAGGTCTTTTACCTGGTATATTTACACCAAAAGTCCTCGCTAATTCCAATACTGATGACCTTTCTTGTGCATAATTAATTTGAGTTTCGTTAAACATCCTATCCGTATGGAAAGATAACATATCTCCAACCGCAGCATTTAATTCTAATAACATCATACCTACAGAGGCATCGTTAAAATCTGAAAATACTTCTGGATAATACTGTTGTATAAATCCAATTAATTCTGACCTTACCTGTGCAAAATTCCTACTATTATAATTTATTTTCTTTTCCATACTTAAAGTGTTATTTGTAATATATCAGAAGATGAAAAAGTTCCTTCAACCACTGTATATTTTAATTCTACTATTATTAATTCTTCTATATCGTTTCTTTTAAAATCTATACTATCTACTACTAAATTCGGTAAATACTTTTTTATTGTTTCATTTAAATTATCTTTTATCTCACTGTGTGTGATATTATCATTTGGTTGAAAAATAAACTTTTTTAAATCACTACCGAAATCTGGCATATATAATCTTTCTCCTTTATTAGTTAATAATAAATGAAGTAAATCTGCCTTAATTGCTTCTTTATCTGTTTTATTTAATTTGAAATAAAACCCCTTTTCACTATCTCTAAAAGGGAAATCAATATTTATATATCTTACATCTGCCATATGTATATAAATATTCTACAATAAATTTTTTAAAAGAAAAGGTTATATAAAAAAAAAGGTGTCTAAAAAGACACCTTAATTTATATTATGTTTGTTCTTATTAAACGATTTCACAAGCTCCACCTGCACAAGCTAACTCACCACTTAGGTTAGTCTCGTCTTTTTCTTCAATTACATTGGATAAATCGATTTCTGAAAGAGTTTTCATCATTTTTTCATAATCTTCCTCTGTACAATCTTCAAAAGGTGCTTGTACATATGTACCACCATTATATGGTAAAACAGATAATCCATTATAGTAATCTCTATTTTCCCACATCCAATCTCCTGCTAATTCCCAATCTTCTTCTTTAAGAGAAATGGTTGCAGATACATTATGACTATTAGAACCAGTATTATGTCCAGTTTTAACCCATTCAGTCGCAACTTTCTTAACTCTCTCCAATAAATCAAATGCAGATTCTGTTCTTAATATAGAACCTTTTGGTGCTTTTTGTGGGATAGAGATAACTGCAGTGTCATGTGGTCTAAAGTAATCATCTTCTAATAGTTCAGGATGATTAGTATTTAAATAATTGTAAATAGACTCATTTTTACCTACTCTAACTCTTCTAATGTAGAAGTCATTGTGCCAAGCATGTATTCCAGATGAAGTACCTAACGCTAATGAAGTAGTACCTGCAGGTTTTACTGTAGTAGTACGTGCAGCTTTATTAATCCCTATTAACTTAGCAACTTTACTATTTTCTTTTTTAACTATCTTAGCCGCCTCTTCCATATCATATCCTAATACTCTTCCACTACCAATACCTGTCATACTTACACCAATCAATGCATCTTTTTCAGTTGTTTCTCTCCATATATCTCTTAAATAATGGAAGTTGGTGTACCCTGCCTGTAATGTACCGATAAATGATGCCGCCTTAACTCTTTCATTTAAATCCTCTTGAGATTCAATATTAGATACATTAACCTCACATAAATTACAGAACTGATAAGGTCTAAGAGCGATCTCACAACAAGGATTAGTACCCCAATCTTTATCGTTATTTAAATAGATTCCTGGTTCACCAGATCCACTTAATTCAACTCTTTTCCATAAATCTAAAAAGAATTCTTTAGTAATTTTATGTCTCATTAATACGGCTGAGTTATTTGCTCTACCTCTCTGTGGATTAGTTTCCCACCAATTTCCAGACTTACTACCAATCATTTCTAAATCATCTGCAGAAAATAAAGATATCAATGCTGCCCTTCTAATACCACCCGCTAATACTGCATCTGCAATATGACAGACGATATCATGTACTTCTAATGTAGTTAGTTGTTCACCATCTTCTTTAGCGTCTAAAATACCTGTAATTTTAACAATACATTCTTTTAGTGGTTGTGGGCCCGGTGCTTTACCACCCGATGTCACCAACCTAGCCCCTTTAGGTCTAATATCTGAATAATCAAATACTATTCTAGAACTCTTACCATTGAGATAAGATTTCATTAATACTTTAATAGCGTCTGCCCATCCTTCAATAGAATCCCCAATTAAGAACCTTTTTGTTCTTTTAACATATGGTTTATTAACTGGTGGTAATTTATCTACGTGATGTTCTTGTACTGAATAACCTACACCAGTACCACCTAAAAGTAAAAACATACACTCACTAAATGAATCTACGTGATCAATAGGCATATACGCACAATTATAAATTCTGTTTGGTGAAATTTCTATTGGTTTACCACCAAACTGCATACTCCTCATTGAGGGTAATACTTTCTTTTCATATACAAATTTATACATCTCATCTATTTTATCCGCAATGTGTGGATATGACTTTTGATGCATTTCTTTGTTACGGGTAACTAACTCATCCCATGTTTCTCTTCTGTTCATCTCTGGTAGATATTTAGCGTATTTCATATACACAGTAATATCTGATAAAATTTTGCTTGATAACTCCATTTTCTTAAATTAAATGTTTTTTTTTATTATTATTAATTTCCCCCTAATGTCTCTCTTTTTTTACGTAATGCTTCTGTTACCATTTGAGACTTTCTTTTTTCTTCACCTTGTTGGTGTTCTAAGAATGAAACGTCACTAGAAATACTTGTATCTATTTTCAGAGAACCATTATCAAATAATATATCTTCGAATATAATACCGTCTTTCCCAAATCGTGATTTAAGGATTGCCATTGTGGCAGTGCCTTCTTCTTTTTGTTCCAATGTTTTTGCCACTGATATAATAAAGTGTCCAATCTGTCCTTTTTTAATTGAGCCACCAATCATATCCGCTTTTACAACATCAGCACCTATGGAACTTCTATTACCCTGTACTGCAGTCCAACCAACAACATCTAATTCTGAAATCATAGTTTCGAATTGTCTCATAACATTTCCTTCACCTGCATATTCATCTTTAAATTGTTTTGTTGGAACAACACAGTCCATATAATCAACAAAAACAATATCTGGTTTAGTACCATTAGAAGTTAACTTTCTAAGATATTGTTTGATATGATTGATTGTAGTACCATCACTTGGCATTTTCTTCAAAATAAGATTACCTTCTTTCTCTTTGAATTGAGGTAATAATTCTTTGACTTCTTCTCTTCTTTCAGTTAACTCATTTAAAGGTATTTCAGTCCAACAAGTCATATGTTTTCTCTGAATTACTTTTGGGTTATCTTCAAAAAAGATTTGTACTACATTGTAACCTAAGTTATATGCAGTGTTTGCCATTCTGGTAATTAGTGTCGTTTTACCAACACCAAACGGTGCTAATATAACCCCTAATTCACCTTTAGATAAACCACCATCCATTAGATTATCTATCCCAACTAATCCTGTTGGTACTGGGTTTCTGAAATCATCACTAAGTACTTCGTCAATAGCATGAAATACATCAATACCATTGTCTTTTTCACCACCTACTGATAAAGCTTCTTTTAGAATATCTTCACATTCATCATATCTATCAAAATCACCCGCATCTAAAATATTTTGTATTTTATTAGTTGCTTTTTTAAGTTCTTGTTGTTTACAAAACTTAGTGGCGACTTCTTGTGTGTGTAGACAATCTTTACTGTCAGAATTTTTAACTTCTTTAACCATTTCAATTGCAGAGTCTCTAGCAATATCTCTTTTAATCTCAACTCTTATTAATTCAAATATGGTTTCATAAGTAGGTATAGTTTCATAACTTTCGTAGTAGTTTTTCAAACTAGCCACAATTAATCTTAGATACTCATTATCGAAATACTTTGGATCGATAATGTCCATAATTTCTTCAGAAAATTTTGTATCTTCAACTAATTGTTTGACTAATTTTATCTGAAAACTCCACCCTAAATAACCTAAATTTTTTTCTTTTTCTTTAGTCATTCCTTTTATCATTTTGATATATTAATAAATATATG